TTCTTGCACCGTCTGATAGAGCGTCATCTCTTCAGCATTGTGCCGTATAAAATCTGCTTTCCCGCCTATTTTTCCATCAGCATGAACAGGCACCAACCAGGGGTGCTTGAGGCGAACTTCAATCGGTGCTGCATGTTGATGGTGCCACTTACACAACGGGAGGACGTATTTATGGGCATCTTTAGCCGTTCTGCCAAATATGTGGTGGAGAGATACGACAGGGCTATACTTCCCGTGAAGATGGCAGGCAATACAGGGGAGTTTGCCTATAGCGTCCTGTATCCGGCGCTCTTCTGCTGTGAGTGATCTCCCTTTTAATCCGCGTGACGTGCGCGTTTTTTTGGGGAGGGCTGACGTCGCTCTCTCTCTTCTGCGCTGTTCACTTTGCCTCGCTTTTTCAAGTTTCTTTTGACGATATTCAGGCGATGCGGCTTTTTCCCTTGCGCGTTGCTGCTGGCGTTGAGCCTGCTGAAGACGTTTTGCCCTTTGCTCTTCCCGCCATTCCGGATCAGCCAGTTTTTGCATGGCTTTTTGTCTCTGTTTCTCCCAATAACTCTGTCTCTGCATGTTGGCTGTCTCTTACTTATCAGCGATTTTTTATAATTGATCATATTTGTTAGTTATTCAAAATTGATTTCTAACATAAAACATTAATATCATCACTGATAACTGTTTGGAGGACATGATGCTTATAGCTTTAAGTGCGATCCACCAGCCATCTGTGAATGAGATCGGTCTGTTCTATGTGCTGTTTTTCGGGGCGTTGGCGCTACTTGAGCTTGGTATTGAGCTTTTTGCCGTGCTGATGTTTTGCGTCACGATGCTGGGGAAATTTTGATGGTGAAACGTGTTTTGAAAATTTACATCGCGGGGCCGATGACTGGTTATCCAGAGTACAACCGCGCGGCGTTTAATGCGAAAGCGAGCGAGTTGATGGCTGAAGGGCATATCGTTCTGAATCCGGCGGTATTACCTGGTGGCCTTTGTCAGAGTGAATACATGGATATTTGCCTGGCAATGGTGCGTTCTGCTGATGCTATCTATCTGCTTAAGGGCTGGGAATCGTCCTCAGGAGCACGAGCAGAACATGACCTGGCTGAAAAACTGAGGCTTACGGTAATTTATGAATCGCCATCTGACAGAGATTGCAGAATGGCAGCGCATATTTACCGTGAACTGGTCAATGCGTTGTGTGATGTTGCTATTGAATGTCACGGCACGGATCAGCTTCGCGCTCGCTTAAGCAATACCCTTTCCAGCTACCTGTCTTTAGCTGAAGGATACAACCTCCGGCAGCGGAGAATGGTCAAATTAATCACGCGTTTATCTCAATCCCTGGCAAATGCCGAACCAACTAATCCGCTACCTAATGACGCAATGAATTATCTGAAGTCATGCGGCGTTGTTTCTGAAGATGCAGTTCGTTTTGTGGAGTTTATGTCTCAGAGGATGTCGGCGTGAGCTGGCGGGGATGGGGAAGGGCAGAAATCATGATACTCCGCCAGTGCGCCGGGACTATGACGGTCGAGAGTATCGGGAAGCTGATCGGTCGTACCGGTGATGCCGTCAGGACTAAAGCGCGGGAGCTGAGAATCAGCATGATTCTGAAAGGTGACTTTCACCAGTCAGCCAAATACCGGCAGAGCGATATAGAGCTGGCGCGGCAGCTTCATCAGTGTGGCGTTCCCCGCCGTGAGATCGCAGAAAAACTCGAAATGCCCCTGGGCATGATTAATCAGTACGTTTATTTCGAAAGGAGAGTGCATGAAGTCTGAAGGTTTAACGCCAGAGCAACTGGCGGCGGAGAATGCGGCATTGCGTGAAGTAGTTGAACGCATGATAAATCAATTTGCAATGAGCGGTATTTCTCCAGAAGAGAAGTCAATCAATCCCGCAGCGTCGCTCATGTTTGATGCTAAATCAGCATTGTCTATGCCTGCAACTGACGCTTTCCTGGCTGAAGTTCGTGCTGAGGCACGCAACGAGGGGATTAACTATACCGCAAGCCGTCTTGCTGCTGCTTTTAACCACGGATTTATCAATAAGTCTTTACGTGAAGTTTTCGACGTTACGCGCATGATTCTGTCAGCAAAAGAAGAGTTGGCTAATGAACCGCACCCGATTGATGGCCTGTCCGGTGAATATGCGGAGAAATCCCTGGAAGAATGGGCAGAACAGATTCGCAAAGGAGGTGATAAGTGAAGAAGATGATTTTTGTGGCGGCATTGGTGGCCATTACCCAACAGGCACAGGCTTCAGCAGTTATTGTGGCATCTACCGCCGCGACAACGGCTGCTGTAGCTGCTGCGAACTCTGCGAATATCGCAAACCAACAGGCACAGCGTGCTGCCAATGCATCAGCCGGTGTTCAACCAATTACCATTAAGGCCAGTAAGCAAAATCTGGGGTTCATAACGTGCGGCAAGCGTTCTTATGAAGCTGTAGGCTCTCTGGGATGTACGGTATATGGCGATAGTGAGAGTAGAGAAATTCCATGGAAAACGTGGCCCGGATACGTTCTCGGCTCGAAGCTCCCGGCCAGCTATGAAGTAAACGCCGTATCGTTTGATCACTATAACGGCGTGGCAACTGTCTATTTTGCATATTGAGGCTCCGCATGAAATTCTCCAAATTTTCTGAGTTGGTGAATCGTATTTTGTCCAACAACCACAGCCATCATAGCGATATGGATGTGACGATCGTTGTTCATTCGCCTGGCAGCATTGGTTCAACACCCTCAGTTGAGGTTCAGTCAATTCACGCTGGTTTTGATTGGGATTCCGGGAAAGTGCTGATTTTCCCAGCACAGCCACTGACCACGCTAACACCAGAACAGATTACTGATATTACTGATAGTGTGCGCAAAGGTCAGTCCTGGCACGCATATCAGGAATACAAGAAGCATAAAGAGCAGTTGGAAAAATTGTCGATTGAACTTGATGCCGCAAAACAGCGCGTTGCAGAGCTGGAGAGCAATCGAGCGGCGCTGGCGGCGGAGAATGCAGGGCTAAAGGCGATATGTGATGACCGTCGCAGGCTCATCATGAATGGGGTGCAGATGGGTTATATCAAGGTGCCAACAGCGGAAACAGATCCAGACCTTGAGACAATACGTATTGCTATATCACCACAAAAGCCCATTCCAGCCACCGATGCTTTCTTGGCTGAAGTGCGGGCGGAGGCGTTTAACGACCTTTGCGCGGCGTTTGTCATGGACGCGAGGGGAGTAGGACTGGATGATGACGAGCTAGTGACGCTTAAAGATGCGACAGGTGCGCTGCTGCATTGTGCAGAACAGCTTAGGGAAGGGGGCAGTCAGTGAATATCGACACCACGATAACGATCGACACGGCTCTCAACACAGGTTTGGCCTTGCTCGGTTGGGTTTACATCATGTTCAGTGCAGTACGGTGGGTGAAATCTGTTTTTCTAAAGCAGTGGGATAAACTCCGCGAAAAATCACGCCGCCAACAGGCCGTAGATGAATTTTGCGATGCATTTTCTTTGGAATGCATGGAGCCAGGTAGCACCATCCGCATCGCAACGAAGGAGGACTTGATAATTATGATGTATCGACAGGAGAAGGCAAATGACAGAACAGACGATGACAAATCGTGAACTTGTTGATGCCGCGATTGAACTTGCTGGCGATTTTTATTCCATGATGGGTTACGAGCATCGACCTGGTTTTAAGTATTGGGAGTCACCGCATCCGCAAGAACGACAGGTGTTTGAAATGGCCTGCCGTGCTTTTGAGGTTATTCGCGGCTCTGATGTGATGGATGCCGTTGCCGACTTGGAGGATGAAGAGTGAGCATCATTAAAGAAATGCCGGTAGAACGTGATGAATATGGCTGCTGGACACATCCTGAATATGAAAAATTCTGTGATGGTAGAGAACTTATTTCAACGGAAGAGTTTGACACCTGGATGAAGGAAAAGAATCTTCAGTGGACTATTCGCAGTATGGATGAAGATGATTTTAATCTGGGCGCAGATGGTCCGGTTTGTATCTGGCTGCGGGAGAAGGTTGCCGCATGACCCAGGCGCTGCATGAAGTGAATTTATATAGCCGTATTGATGGTTCAGGCTACAGAAACATATGGGTTGTTGGTGATTTGCACGGTTGCTACACCCTGCTTATGAATAAACTCCATCGTGTGGATTTTGACCCGACACAGGATTTACTGATATCGGTTGGCGACCTTATCGATCGCGGCACAGAAAATGTTGAATGCCTGGAGCTATTGCAGATGCCCTGGTTTCGGTCGGTTATGGGAAACCACGAGCGATTAATGATCGATGCGTTAAGTCCCTCTGGCAACGTGAATAACTGGCTAATGAATGGCGGTCAGTGGTTCTTTATGCTGGATAGTGATAAGGAAGTTTTAGCCGGGGCGCTGGTGGAGCTGGTTAGACGACTGCCTTATATCATAGAGCTGAACACAGGGCAGGAGACTATTGTCATTGCTCATGCTGACTATCCGGATAGAGAGTATCAGTTTGGCAAGGATGTGTCGCTTTTCAATGTCATCTGGTCGCGAGACCGTGTTAGTGACTCGATAGATGGCATCGGTGAAGAAATCACAGGCGCAGATCGCTTTATCTTTGGACACACACCGGTACGAAGACCAAAAGCATTCTGGAATCAGCACTACATAGACACAGGCGCGGTTTTTTGCGGAAATCTGACGCTAATACAGGTGAAGGGAGGGCAGCTTAAAGTCTGATCAAACCATTTATGCACTCAAAAATTCGTTAGAACATTGATTTTAGTTTTCTAACATATTATTTTACCGATCGGAACAAAACAGAGTCGGTATGCATTATGAGTGCAATAATCACCCCATATGTCGTAAATGAAACTGGTGTGGCTGTCTTTCCTGTAGATAAGCCCACCAGCAATTACATCGGCGCAGGACGCCGTTTCATTATCTCTCCACTTCCGCGTGAACAGGCGGAAAACACGCCAGATGGCGTAGTGGATCTGAATTATTCGCTGGTTGCCAACCAGTCTCTGAAACCATTTTTTCAAAGCGAGCGCGTATTTAACGCATTAGGCGGTGAAGATTCGCTTGTTCATTGGGTAAGTTCCAATATCCACGATTGCCAGGCGCACGATAAGCGCGATTGCAGCCACCAGCTAACCACCCATTTCTATAACGGTTCTGCCGTTCGTCTGTGCTGGAAGCATGATGCGGAATACATGATGAAGGGATACGACAAGCTGGAAGACCAACTGTCACTGAATCGCGCCAACTGGATTATGAACTGGGCTGCCAGCGAGTTAAAACTTCCGCCAGATCGCGATCTGAGCATGGTTGAACTCACCTTTTGGGCCATTCGCCGGAATCTTAAAGACGAACTGCCTGATGAAGCTGGTCGCATTGCATTTTGTCAGCCAAAAACTGAAATCCCTACCGGCACCCTGAAAGAGTCGGATATTACCTGGGAGCATAGTACCCGCGAGCTGGTGGATATTTCCGCAGAGCAGATCGTCAATCTGTCCGTCGATGAAGATTCTGGCCTCCTATATATGCGCCGTCCAAAAACCTTACTCGGAAAAAGCCAGGCTTATCTCCGGTTTGTGGTGTCTCGCCCATGTGTAGGCTGCGGCGGCAAGGTTAATCACCCGTTCATGTACCGTGCCCGCTCATTAAACGAACACGACCGCTGGGCTGTTCCTCTTTGCGATGACTGCGCCAGAAGCGCAGAAAACGATGTCCGGGCATGGGAAAAAGCACATGGAATACGCCTTTACGTAGCAGCTAACCAGCTTTTCGACTTCGCCATCGAGCGCGGAGTGATCACGTTCAATAACTGATGGAGTGGATCAAAAAATGAAAGAACGCGGGATGATTTTTAACGATGAAATGGTCCGGGCAATTCTTGGCGGGAATAAAACACAGACTCGCAGGATTGTTGAAGAAAAATTCTATGGACGGGCAGTGGCCGCAGAGTTGCTTGCCAAGCATTGTCCATATGGTCAACCGGGCGATCGTATTTGGGTTCGCGAAACCTACCGGGTACATGGCAAAGCGACGGACGTCGCAACGCTGGTTTATCGCGCAAGCGTGCGTAACTCCTGGACAGAACAAACGCACCGGGTTCCGGTCGAGGTTTGTAATAAACCAGTATCAGAAAAGTGGACGCCATCAATTCACATGCCGCGCTGGGCATCGCGCATTTTGCTGGAAATTACCGACGTGCGTGTGGAACGGCTGCATGACATGAGCGAGGCAGATGCTAAAGCAGAAGGCGCAACTCCGGCGACGTACAAGATTACGCCACCTGAAGCTGTTTATCGCGTTGGTTTTGGTGATATCTGGCGCAGTATTTACGGGCAGGATAACTGGCTATCTAACCCGTTGGTATGGGTAATAGAGTTTAAGCGTATTCAGGGGGCAACCAGTGAGTGAGTCAAAATGCCAAATTAATGGCAACAAGATAGAACCGTGCGCGGCGTTGACGCAATCCCTGGAGCATGACGCTGAATACACGACGCGAAAAGGTCTGCTGAAATACAAAATCTATAACCATGCATTAATTCATTCACAAGACCTGATCATGCTGCGGTCTGGTGAATTTTCTAAATCACCGATTCGAGTTTCATTTTGCCCGTTCTGTGGTGAAAGTCTGAAAACGTGGGAAGCGGAGGCAACCAGTGAGCAAAATTAACTATCAAGAACTGCGCGAGGCGGCGGAACAGGCAACGCAAGATGAATGGGTAGCATATATTTTGCCGGGTCATAACGGCATTTATCCTGCGCGCACGTCTGAGGGTAGGCATTGCGGATACTTTATTGACTGGCCTGGCATTGATGGACAAAGGAATGCTGGTGCTAATGCCCGTTATATCGCGGCTATCCCACCAAAAGTTGCGCTGGCACTCCTGGGCGAAATTAAGCGCTTGGAAGACACAAATATTGATGCTATGTGCCGAATTGCAGAACTGGAGGCCTGTCGCGCGGCGCTGGCGGCGGAGAATGAGCTGGCTCGTAAAGCAGTTCAGGCATTCTGCGATGTTGTTGGCGACAACACCGAGGTTATCGCTGAGGAGATTGGGAGAGATGGTGTTCTGGCTATTTTGGAGGCCATGAAGGCAACAGGAAATATGCCAGCCACCGATGCTTTTCTGGCTGAAGTACGGGCGCAGGGGGTGGATGCTGCTATAGAAGCTGCAAAAAATCTGGTGGTCCAAGAATATGAG